TAATTATGACTCCTCTTGTGTACGATCCAGATACATTTACTCCACGTAAAGGTCTCTTGACTCGTTACGCTAAGAAGATGTTACGTCCTGAATTCTACGGTAAGATTTACATCAGTGGCTTGAACACTATCTAATCTGAAATAGAAAAGGATTAATTTTCAAAAGGAAGCCCCGCGAAAGCGGGGCTTTTTTTTTCTTTTTTTTATTAGTTTTTTTACTTATAGGTATCTACCTAATATGTATAAATAAACATAAAAAGTTACAATATGAAAGAAACACCAAGTCAGTTACCGATTCAAAGTTATGTAATGAATTTTCCCTTTACCTTATCTACAACAGATCCAAATAATATATGGATGCAAGAATTATCAGATGAGGAATTAGCAGTTAATAAACCTAAAGCTTATAAACAATTCATGGATTTATATAATTTCATGGCTGGTAATTCTTTAGTATATCTTTTACCTTCTGAAGGTACTTTACAAGATCAAGTTTATGTTGCTAATTTAGGTATTTATTTACCTCACATTAAAAATGAAAATAATATAATTTTATCTAACTTTACTTCTGATCCTCGTAAAGGAGAAGAATTAGTTGGAGAAAAGTTTTTTAATCAAATGGGTTATCAAACAGCTATTTCCCCTTACAAATGGGAAGGTGAAGCTGACTTGAAATATCTTTATGATAACGTTTATATTGGAGGTTATGGTATCCGTTCAAACATTAAAACATATGAATGGATGGAAAAAGAATATGATGCTAATATTATTAAAGTTGCTATGACTGATGAATATTTGTATCACTTAGATTGCTCAATATTTGCATTAAACCCAGAACAAACTTTAATATGTACTGAATTATTTGACGAACAAGAACTTAAAGAAATTGGAAAATACACTGATATTATCGATATTGATGTTGACGATGCTTTAGGAGGATTAACTAATGCTGTACGTATGGGTAATATGATTATGTGTGCTTCTAATATTTCTGAAATGAAGAAAACAGATCAATATTATGAAGGCGAAGTACATAAACTTAAAACCCTAGAAAAAATTTGTTCAGACGCTGGTATGGAACCTGTAGTATTTAATCTTTCAGAATATATGAAATCAGGTGCTATGTTAAGTTGTATGGTTATGCATTTAAATAGAGTTGATCACAATAAAGTTTTACTATAATGGCACAAACACTTACAGACTGGTTAAACAGTGAGGTTAAAGAACTACAAAAACTTCCTGTAGGCGAATTATCTAATACTTTTTTCTTTAGAGATCCAATTCGTCCAAATTTTATAGACCATGAACATTTTTATAGTCCTGCTGACGGAACTATTTTGTATCAAAAATTTATTCAAAACCCTTCTGAACCTATAGTTGAAATTAAGGGTATAAATTATACATTACAAGATGTTATAGGCGATGATGAATATAATAAACCATCATTAGTTATTGGTATATTTATGTCATTTTATGATGTTCATATCAATCGCATACCTTATGGAGGTATACTTAAATATAAACCGTTAGACGTCATAGAATCGACTAATAAACCAATGTTAGCGGTTGAAAAAGATATTCTAAATAAAATTGTTAATCCTAACAATATGGAATATCTTAAACATAATGAAAGAATGTGGAATCAAATTTATTCACCTTCTTTAGATTACACTTATTATCTTATTCAAATTGCAGATGAAGATGTAAATGTAATTGCTCACTTTACAAATCATCAAAATGATACTTTTGCTCAAAATGAAAGATTTTCTTTAATAAGATGGGGGTCCCAAGTCGATCTAGTACTTCCATTGGACGAACGATTCGATTTTGACCTTGTTTTAGATGACCACATGCATGTAAATGCTGGGTTAGACAAGTTAGTTAAAATTAATTTTAAAAACAATGAATCAACCAAATCATGAAGACGAGATCTTCAAAGAAAAAAGAAAACCAAAAAATCCAATCAAATTTAAAATTCAACTAAACGAAGAGCAAAAAGAAGCCAAAGCAAAAATTTTAGACAACACAGTTACATTACTCGCAGGTGCTGCTGGTAGTGGTAAAACGTTATTGGCTTGTCAAATCGGTTTAGAAAAATTATTTATGAGAGAGGTTGATAAGGTAATTATCACTCGCCCAACTGTTTCAAAAGAAGAAATTGGATTCTTACCAGGCGATTTAAGAGAAAAAATGGATCCTTGGGTACAACCTATTTATCAAAATATGTTCTTACTTTATGACAAAGTTAAAATTGAAGAACTTATTAAAGAAGATAAAATAGAAATTGTACCTGTATCATTTATGAGAGGTAGAACATTTGTAAACTCTGTTGTAATTGTAGATGAAGCTCAAAACGTTACACACGAACAAATGGAAATGATTGTAACTCGTATTGGTAAAGGATCTAAAATGATTATTTGTGGTGATGATGCTCAAGTAGATTTAAAACAAAAACGTGACTCTGGATTTAAATTTTTATACACAGCATCTAAAAAAATTAAAGGATTAACTGGTATTACTTTAAAACAAAACCACAGAGATGATATTGTAGAAAGTTTAATTAACCTATACAATGAAGAATACGAACACAGACAAAATTTAGGATCTTCAGGAACATCAGGAAATTCTCGTAAATAGAAAGGAACCATAGTCTTTTAATATTTATATCAAAAAGGCATGGCAACTTTAACTACCGAAGTATATGAAATTTTAACACTTGATGGAAATGATGTAGGTTCATCTGTTACTAACACCATCAATGGAATAAATTATGTTGATAATAGAATTTTAAGCGTTCCTACAGGATCCGTAACAACACTTTTTTCAATGGATGCTAATCCAGGTGCGGGTACTTTTGTAACAAGTAGTATTAAATATATTAGAGTATCTAATGTAAGTACAGTTAATGCTCCTATTCAGCTTATTGTATCATCTTCATCAGAAGCTATGAGTTACTCAGTTACAACTGGTAGTTCATATATGTTATCAACAAGCAAAATGACAGGTAGTGTTGGAGGTTTAAATTTTGATGATATTAAATCTGTTAAAGTTCAACCCTCAGGCAGCGCCGCAACTATAGAATATTACATAGCAACAACCTAATAAAACATGGCATCAACAGTAGTCCCAATTTGGCCTGGTTCAGCATCCTTTGCTCAAGTATCTGCTTCTTACTATGGAACAGGTACATGGCCCCCTCCTACTCCTTTTGGATTTTATGATAACGATTCTGAATTTAAAACAGATGCTAATAAAGTATCTAATTTTTGTGCTTTACATTTAGGTTATCCTATTGAAAACGTTGAATTACAAGAAATAAATTTCTTTGCTGCTTTTGAAGAAGCAGTAACAGTATATGGAAATGAATTATATGCTTTCCAATTAAGAGATAATTACTTATCTTTAGAAGGAGCTTCAGATAGAATTGATGTTAATAATTCTGTATTTACTCCCACAATGGCTACTATTGTTAGATTATCTCAACAATATGGTGAAGAAGCAGGAGCAGGTGGTAATGTAACTTGGTATAAAGGACAATTAGCATTATCTCCAGGAGTACAAGATTATGATTTATCTAAATGGGCAGATGAGCATGGTATTACAGGTGGTATAGAAATTAAAAATGTATTTTATCAACCACCCCCAGCAATTAATCAATTGTATTCTCCTACCTTAGCAACAGGACAAGGAGGTTTAGGTGGTGTTCCACCTTTAGGATTTTATGGGTTTGGTTATGGTTATGCAAATTATTTGATGATGCCTACAAGCTTCACAATGCAAAATTTGCAAGCTATAGAAATGCAAAATACAGTAACATTATCTAATTATACATTTAATATTATAAACAATATTATTTCTGTATTCCCTATTCCTGGAACAGGAGTAGCAGGTGATGATTTTGATGGAGGTGAAGATTTAGGATATGGTGAATTTTTAATATTTGATTTTATTAAAATACAAGATAGAATTGATGCAGCTTTTGCTAATGGTACTAATAAGATTACCAATACATCAGATGCTCCTTATTTAAATCCAACTTATTCTAAAATTAATTCAATAGGTAGAAGCTGGATTTTTGAATATACTTTAGCTAAAGCTAAAGAAATGTTAGGTTTAACTCGTAACAAATATTCTCAAATACCAATTCCAGGAGCTGAAGTAACTTTAAATGGTGATTCTTTAGCTACTCAAGGTATTGCTGAACAAGAAGCATTAATTACAAGATTGAGAGATTATTTTGATCAAACTTCACGTCAAGCATTACTTGAAAGAAGAGCAGCAGAATCAGCAGCTAGAATACAAGAAATTAACCAAGTACCAATGACAATATTTATAGGATAATATGGCATTATATGGACAAATGAGGGATATTAGTATGTTTCGATTCATTAATCGTGAATTGATGCAAAATATTATTTCTCAACAAGTAGTATTTTACAAATATAATGTTACTACAACTAAAGTAAACATGTATGGTGAATCTGTTGAAGGTAGAAACTTTGCAGATCCGGTAATATTATTTGCTTTAATTGAAACAACAAATTTTGAGTACCCTGTAAGTGATTTTGGTGCTGATTTTAAATGGCAAGTAACTTATAAATTTTTAAGAGACGATTTAGTTGATGCTAATGTCTACCCAGAAATAGGAGATATAGTTATGTTCCAAAATGGTTACTGGGAAATAGATAATGTAAATACAACTCAATTCTTTGTTGGTAAAGACCCAGAATATCCATATTTAGACGCAGCGGGGGATAACCCATATGAAGAGGATTTAGGACAATTTGGATATAGTGTATCCGTAATTTGTACTTGTCATTATGTTCCTTCAGATAGACTTAATATTGAATTATCACGATTATAATGGCTCAAAATAGACTAAATAAACCAACGCCAAAAACACAACGTGAGATAAGTGTAGAACAACACAAATCAACGTATTCACCTGTGGGCAATCCCAACTACGCGGATCCTAATGTCCCGGGTGTTAATCGTGCATTACAGACATCATTTCGCGGTGATAATGTAAAACCTTTTAGCATTGGTATTAAAGATATTGATGAAGCTGTATATTATTATTTTGAAAATGTTATTCAACCTTCAGTAATACAAAATGGTGCTCGTTTACCAGTTCCTATAATTTATGGTTCTCCTGAAAAATGGAAATCATATCAAAAAGATGGTTATTATAGAGATCAAAAAGGTAAAATTATGGCTCCTTTAGTTATGTTTAAGCGTGAATCAATGGAAAAAGTTAGATCTATTGGTAATAAATTAGACGCTAATAATCCTCACAACTATAGCATCTCCCAGAAAAAATATGATGCTAGAAATTCATACGATAATTTTAAAGTGTTAACAAATAGAATTCCTGAAAAACAATTCTATGCTACGGTAATTCCTGATTATATAACTATAACGTATAGTTGCGCGGTATTTACGTATTATGTTGAGCAACTAAATAAAATTGTTGAATCAATAGAATATGCTTCAGATGCATATTGGGGAGATCCTCAAAGATATAAATTTAAAACGATGATTGATTCATTTGGTTTCCAAACAGAATTATCATCAGATGACGAACGAATAGTAAGAAGCACTTTTAATATTAGATTAAATGGATATATTGTACCTGAAATATTACAAAAAGATATTAACTCACTTAAAAAATTCTCTGACAAAACAAAAGTTATATTTTCAATTGAAGCATCTTCGCTGGACGCCTTATATAATGGTCAAGACACAGGCAATGGAACTATCATCACTCCAGAAACTATAAAAGCTTTGGAGATAAAGAAGAAAGTCAATGCAATATAATCTTTTTCCAATATTTATATAAGACAAACCCTGAAGAATGGCTCAAGTAAGATTTTTAGACCAAGTTCCGGTTGGAGTATATAATGTAGACCCCACAGGTGGTGGTGGTACTATTGACATATACCAAAATGGTACGCTAGTTAGTGCTAGTGTACCTTACATTAATATTAGTGGTTCGGCTGAAGTTTTAGGATTTGCTCCTTTTGGCGACAACAACGGTGTTACAATTTATGTTCAAGGAGTAGGATTTCCCTTCTCAGGTTCAGCAGTAATTACTGGATCTTTAGTAATTTCCGGCTCATCACCAACACCTATTATAGTTCGAACCCTCCCAGTACAAGATATAGAATATGTTGTAACTTATAATCCAACAACTGGTGTTATAGGTTATGTAAATGCTACTTCAGGTACAAGTGGTATTTCTGGTACTTCAGGTGCTTCTGGTCAATCAGGTACATCTGGTACTAGTGGTACAGCCGGTACTTCAGGTGGAAATGGTACTTCAGGTAATGCAGGATCTGCAGGTACATCAGGTACATCAGGCACTTCAGGTACAAATGGTTCTTCAGGAACTAGTGATACATCAGGTACAAGTGGTACTTCAGGTACTGCTGGTACTAGTGGTACAGCTGGTGAAAGTAGTACAGCAGGTACATCTGGTACAAGTGGCACCTCAGGTTCTACAGGTACTTCAGGTACTTCCGGAGAAGATGGTACAGCAGGCACCTCAGGCACCTCAGGCACTTCAGGAACAAACGGTAGCAATGGCACATCAGGTAATGCGGGTCAATCAGGTTTAAGTTCAACTTCTGGTACAAGTGGTACATCAGGTAGTACTGGTACGAGCGGTTTAGATGGTGTAAGTAGTACATCAGGTACTTCAGGTACAAGTGGAACAAATGGTAGTACCGGTACTTCAGGGGATAGTCAAACATCAGGTATATCAGGTACATCAGGTACAAGTGGTACTAATGGTAGCACAGGTACATCTGGTTTAGCGGGTCAATCAGGATTAAGTGCAACTTCAGGTACTAGTGGTACAAGTGGTACAAATGGTTTGTCAGGAACTACAGGTGCAAGCGCAACAAGTGGTGAATCTGGTTCTTCAGGTACATCAGGTACTACAGGTTCTTCAGGCACAGCCGGAGAAGCTGGTAGTTCAGGTATAAGTCAAACTTCAGGAACATCAGGTACAAGTGGAACAAATGGTTCTTCTGGTACGGCTGGTGAATCAAATATAAGTGCAACTTCTGGTACAAGTGGAACAAGTGGTTCTACAGGTACAAGTGGTTTAGATGGCACATCAGGTACTAGTACAACCTCTGGTACAAGTGGTACTTCTGGTACAAGTGGTAGTACAGGTACAGCAGGCGATGCGGGTGTAAGTGGTTTAAGTGCAACTTCTGGTACTTCAGGAACAAGTGGTTCTACAGGTACAAGTGGTTTAGATGGTACATCGGGTATTAGTACAACTTCAGGCACCTCTGGTACTTCAGGTACAAGTGGTAGTACAGGTACATCAGGTGATTCAGGTTTATCTCAAACTTCAGGCACATCAGGTACAAGTGGTACAAGTGGTAGTACAGGAACTTCAGGTTTAGATAGTACTTCAGGTATAAGTTCAACCTCTGGTACAAGTGGTACTTCAGGTACAAGTGGCAGCACAGGTACATCAGGAGATGCTGGTACAAGTGGTTTAAGTTCAACTTCAGGCACCTCTGGTACTTCAGGTACAAGTGGTAGTACTGGAACTTCAGGTTTAGATGGTACTTCAGGAGCAAGTACAACTTCAGGTACTTCAGGTACTTCAGGTACTAATGGTAGTACGGGAACTTCAGGTGCAGCAGGCCAATCAGGTTTAAGCACTACCTCAGGTACTTCAGGAACTTCAGGTTCAGTAGGTACTTCAGGATTAAGTGGTGAAAGTGGTACAGCAGGCACTTCAGGTACTGCTGGTTCTTCAGGTATATCTGGTACAAGCGGTACTTCAGGTACAAACGGTAGTGCTGGTACAGCAGGAGCAGCAGGTCAATCAGGTCTTAGCTCAACCTCTGGTACCTCAGGAACAAGTGGTTCTACAGGTACAAGTGGTTTATCTGGAGAAAGCAGTACTTCAGGCACTTCAGGAACTAGTGGTACATCAGGTTCAGTAGGTACAGCAGGTAATAGTGGTACTTCAGGTACAAGCGGTACTAGCGGAACAAATGGTTCTGCTGGTACAGAAGGTAATAGTCAAACATCAGGAACTAGTGGTACTTCAGGTACTAGTGGTACTACAGGTACATCGGGTTCATCCCAAACAAGCGGTACTTCAGGTACAAGCGGAACAAATGGTTCAGCGGGTACAGCAGGTGCCGCAGGTCAATCAGCATTAAGTTCAACCTCAGGTACTTCTGGTACTTCAGGTAGTACGGGCACAAGCGGTTTAGGTGGTGAAAGTGGTACAGCAGGCACTTCAGGTACTGCTGGTTCTTCAGGTACAAGCGGAACAAACGGTTCAGCAGGTACTTCGGGAGCAGCAGGCCAATCAGGTTTAAGTTCAACTTCAGGTACAAGTGGTACTTCAGGTTCAGTAGGTACAAGTGGTTTATCTGGAGAAAGCGGTACTTCAGGTAATTCAGGTACAAGTGGAACAAATGGTTCATCAGGTACTGCTGGTAATAGCGGTACATCAGGAACTTCAGGTACTAGTGGTACAAACGGCTCATCAGGTACTGCAGGTGATAGTAGCACATCAGGTACATCAGGCACATCAGGTACAAGTGGTACTAATGGTAGTGCTGGTACCTCAGGTAATTCACAAACAAGCGGTACTTCAGGTACAAGCGGAACAAATGGTTCAGCTGGTACAGCCGGTGCAGCAGGTCAATCAGCATTAAGTTCAACTTCTGGTACTTCAGGAACAAGTGGTTCTACAGGTACAAGTGGTTTAGGTGGTGAAAGTGGTACATCAGGAACATCAGGTACTTCAGGTACTAATGGTTCATCAGGTACTGCAGGAACATCAGGAAATAGCCAAACAAGTGGCACCTCAGGCACTTCAGGCACAAATGGTAGCTCAGGTACAGCAGGTTCTTCACAAACTTCAGGTACGAGTGGTACATCAGGCACAAATGGTAGCGCAGGTACAGCAGGCGCTTCTCAAACATCAGGTACTAGTGGAACAAGCGGTACAAACGGTAGTGCTGGTACAGCAGGTGCTGCTGGACAATCAGGTCTTAGCTCAACTTCAGGTACAAGTGGAACAAGTGGTTCAGTTGGTACTTCAGGACTAGCAGGAAATTCAGGTACATCAGGTACTTCAGGAACATCAGGTACTAATGGTAGTACAGGTACTTCAGGAAATAGCCAAACAAGTGGTACATCTGGTACATCAGGTACTAATGGTTCCGCTGGTACTGCTGGTAATAGTAGTACTTCTGGTACATCAGGTACTTCAGGAACAAATGGTTCTGCAGGTACTTCAGGTTCATCTCAAACATCTGGTACTTCAGGAACTAGTGGAACAAACGGTTCTACAGGTACAGCTGGTGCCGCAGGTCAATCAGGTCTTAGCTCAACCTCAGGTACTTCAGGTACTTCAGGTTCAGTAGGTACCTCAGGATTAGGAGGTAATAGCGGTACTGCTGGAACTTCAGGTACAAGTGGTACTAATGGTTCAAACGGTACTTCAGGTAATACAGGATCTGCAGGTACATCCGGCACTTCAGGCACTTCAGGTACAAGTGGTACTAATGGTTCCGCTGGTACAGCAGGAGCTTCACAAACTTCAGGAACTAGTGGTACAAGTGGAACAGCAGGTACAAATGGTTCTGCAGGTACAGCAGGTGCTTCACAAACAAGCGGCACTTCAGGAACTAGTGGAACAAACGGTTCAGCTGGTACAGCAGGTGCCGCGGGTCAATCAGGATTAAGTTCTACTTCTGGTACTTCTGGTACATCAGGTAGTGTTGGCACAAGTGGTTTATCAGGTAATAGTGGCACTTCAGGTATAAGCGGCACTTCAGGTACAAACGGTTCAAATGGTACTTCAGGTAATGCTGGAGCAGCAGGTACTTCAGGTACTAGTGGCACTTCAGGTACAAACGGTAGTACAGGTACAGCAGGAGTTGCTGGTCAATCACAAACATCAGGCACTTCAGGTACAAGCGGAACAAATGGTTCTGCAGGTACAGCAGGTGCTTCACAAACTAGTGGAACTAGTGGTACTAGCGGTACAAATGGTAGCGCGGGTACGGCTGGAGCTGCTGGACAATCAGCATTAAGTTCAACCTCTGGTACTTCAGGTACTTCAGGTTCAGTAGGTACCTCAGGATTAGGAGGTAATAGTGGTACGGCTGGTACAAGTGGTACTTCTGGTACTTCAGGTACAAACGGTTCAATAGGTACATCAGGTGCTTCTGGAACTGCAGGTACAAGTGGCACCTCAGGCACTTCAGGCACAAATGGTAGTGCAGGTACAGCAGGCGTTTCACAAACTTCTGGTACTTCAGGTACAAGCGGAACAGCAGGTTCAAACGGTACTGCAGGCCAATCAGGAACAGCACAGACATCAGGTACAAGCGGTACTAGTGGTACATCAGGTACAAATGGTTCTGCAGGTACATCAGGAGCAGCTGGAGCTGCTGGTACATCAGGTACTAGTGGAACAAGTGGTACAAACGGCTCAAATGGTACAGCAGGCGCTTCTCAAACTTCAGGTACTTCAGGTACAAGTGGCACAAATGGTTCAGCAGGTACTTCCGGAGCTGCAGGTCAATCAGGATTAAGTTCAACCTCAGGTACTTCAGGAACAAGTGGTTCTATAGGTACAAGCGGTTTAGCAGGAAATTCAGGTACTGCAGGTACATCAGGTACTTCTGGAACTAACGGTACAGCAGGTACCTCAGGCGCTTCAAGAACAGCAGGTACTTCAGGTACATCAGGCACAAGTGGTACAAACGGTACAGCAGGTACTTCAGGTACATCACAAACTAGTGGTACATCTGGTACATCTGGTACTAATGGTAGTACAGGTACAGCAGGTAACGCAGGTGCAAGCGGTTTAAGTAATACATCAGG